TTAAAATTGCGCATAGAAAATGGCTCCTTCATTAGAAATAGTAACGTTCTTGTAATTGTTTACCAATATACCCTTTGGAAAAACACTTGTCAACGAATTTTCTGAATTTTTTTTCAATAATGACAATTCTATCAAGCCCATTCTAACATTGGATGTCATTTAATCGGTTTCCCCTTTTCATTAAGATCTCTTTTGTATCAAGGGTGATTATATCCAAAAGTGAGTAAGCATTGGCGCTAAGTGTTTTTTTTAGATCAAAAGAAAAACAAATAATTATTTTGAATTTTCTGACAATAAAATGTGATTGCTTGCTTTCCGGATGACAACCGCATGGCAACAACCAATATTTAAGCAAAAGAAAAAACCCTTGATTACTCAAGGGTTTCTACAAGACTCAATTATTTCACTGCGTCTTTTAATTAAATCATTTTCCTACTACTATACACTGGTGCTTTTCCGCATCAAATAAGGCGGATTTAGCATCGCATACTGTTATAAATATTTGACTGGTATGGACTAGTGGACAGTTTATGCCCCTTTTTTGCCCCTTTAAATAGCATAAACAACTAAATAATTAATCTGCTGTTCGCTTTACAACGAGAACAAACGTTCGTATAATTCTTGCAAGGAGTGATTGATATGCAAATACCATTAGCGCATCAAAGAACCTATGCATTAGAAAGATATTACTACGAGTTTATCGAGAGGATGGGTCCAGCACATTTTATGTATGACCAGTTTGTTAGGACAATGGAAAATTTTGGGAAACCCTATTTCACTGTACCCATCAGCTATAGTCATTATTCGGAAGAGTTGGCTTTTGTATTTAAAATAGACGGTGAAAATTATCTGTTCGATCACGTTAGGACACAAGACAAGATACTTCGAAAATATGATCCTAACACAAAGTATAAGCCCGGTGGCAATTGATATGAACATAATCAGCCAATACGAGCAAGGTTATTTGTCCTATTCCGAGTTTATAAACGAATTTCCTGACAGTATTTCTGAGTCACAGGAAGCTTTATACGGCGCAAAATGTGTCGACTTTTATGTTTCGGTAACTTTAGGCAACACGGATTGCCGGTATTTTGTACAGGTTTATGGAGGCGATTGTTATGAAATCGATGAAAGGCTATGTATCGAAGATACGAGTACTGAAGATGAGCAAGACCCCTTTGGTGCGGTTTTCGCTTAACGAAGCTAACTGCTTGATTGCTGCACACAGTTTGAGCTTCCTAGCCGACGTAGACGAAGGAATGCAAATCGTGGTTGCTGGTGAGTATAACGGCCGGAAGCAATTTGTTGTTAAAAAGTATTCGGTCATTGGTAAAACGAAGATTATGATTGAATTTGAAGCAATGAAAAAAGCCCCCTACTCTAATTGAGCAAGGGGTATTTTTAAATTCCTAAGTATTTTAATAATACTGGAATCAAAAATGACGTTAAAATTAAACCAATTATCCAGTTTGTTTTAGAATCTGTTTTTTTTATATCTGCATCTAAAAAGTCTATTTTTTGAGACAGCACTTCTTTTGCGCTAATTATTTTTTCTGAATTTTTTTCTCCACCAGTATCTATTTTTTGACTTATTGAATCTAATTTGGAATTTAATCTTTCTTGATTCATTTCAATTTGGTGAGATAATTCTTTAACTGTTAAGTCGAATTCTTGCTTTGTAACGTATTTTGTCATTTTGCCATCATCTCCTCCACCACTTCCGTCTGAAATACTGAGACCTTCAAATTGGGGTAACCTAATAACCTGGCCACGAGCTTTTTCAGGCACTTTCTCCCACCACCTTAAATGGAAGCTTTGTATCTAAAACAGCTTCGCTCACCTTATTAAAGAGCCTATCTAATTCTTCAATATTTTTAACTTTTTCAGAAGAGTAAAATATTTTTAAAGCCATAAAAGTGTCTCTATAATTATATGTTTTATCAAATTCTATGCCTTCAAATTCTCCCTGAAGCGGTTGGGTATTTTCAGTTATTGTTACTAACGGTGCTGAAATTTCTACAATATCTTGTTCACTATAAAAATAGTCAATATTAAAGGAAAAAAACTTAATTATTTTATAGCCTTTTCCGCTCCTATTTTTCTCATAGACACACAGGTTGATAAATCTTGTATCCCTAGGTTCGCTGTAGTTTAAAAATTCGCTATTTATTCCTGTAAACATCGCTGTTACAGATAAATCAATTGATTCACCTACATTTATTTTTACAATATTATTGATTTCATTCCTATTTTCATCATGAAAATAAAATTTTACCAAAGATGGTTTATAGCCGGCGTTAATTCCTACTGAATCCATAATATTCACTCCTAATCATATCTGCTAATTAAATTAAACCAAAAGGAAGCCCGAAAAACAAGCGTTTTCCTAGACTTCCTATAGCAGATATAATCGTATGAGGATTATGTTTTAATCATACCAAACATCAGTTCTTATTTCAACAACAAGCAACCACTCCCGGAGAGGAGTGGCACAATTAGATGAAAAAGTTTTTTATAAGGAGATTTCATAATATTAACTATTTCCAAATCTTTCAAACCATTTGCTCAAAAACAACCCACCTTGGAGAAAGTGGGCTTGAAACAGGGTTAAAAATGTCAGGATATTAGCCTGGTTAAGGCTGCTTCCATTCTACAATTTACTTTGTTTAATTTCAACAAAAAATCCACCCTAGTTATGATAGAGTGGACCAAAAGATTAATATGAAAAATTGGATTGGTTTGTATGAGTCTACGATACATCTTTTATTAATTAAACTCAACCAATTTATGACGATTTTCTAATCAATAATATCTATTACGTTGAAATAATGATAAAATAAAAAAGAAGAGTATTAGGCGCACTTCCCCAAGTTTTCACCGCCTAACTACTCTTCATAAAATATTGCACGCACCTACTAATTTATAGTATAAACTTATTTACTGCAAGTAAAATGAATATGATCTATGTACAAGCCCGCTGAAGCGGGCTATTTGTTTACCACAGAAGTTTATTTTTGTTCAATACTCTTTGACAAATCAGCAATATGACTAGTTTGAATACATTAGAGAGAGTGATCTTTATTATCTTTAATTATTAGTTGTCGGTATTCGCCGATTTATGATTAATTTATTTGCGCATTTATTTATGTCTTAGAATCCCGAGTTAGAAAAATGTTCTCTTATATAATTTTTTTCTGGTACAATAAAAGAAAAACTTTGAGGTACTATATGCATCGAAAAAAGATAAAAAAAACAAAAATACTAATTCCGTTCTTGATTTTTTTAGTTCTCCTTTCTTCACTCTTAACATTTTACTTAATAAGAAATACTAACGCCCCCAGTTCCAGAGTTTACTCTCACAGGGGCGCTTCCGGAGAAGAAATTGAACACACAATCGCAGCCTATGATTTGGCGATTTTATACGGATCAAAATATATCGAACAAGATCTTGTAACGTCCAGAGACAACACTCTTTATGTTTCTCATGATTTATCCGCAAAAAGAATAACTGGCTTAGACAAACTTTTTTCAGATATGAGCGATGATGAAATTTCTGATTTAAGAACTGAAAATAATGAAAAGATATTGAGTTTACAAAATGTTTTTGATCGATATGGAGATACTGTGAATTATGTAATAGAACTGAAGGAAAATTCTAATCAAACGAAGCTTTTCGAAGACATTGTGAAGAAAAATAACTTGGAGGATAATATCGTAGTTCAGGCATCTGAAATCAAACCATTGCAAGATTTGAACAAAAGTTTTCCAAGTATGCCAAAACTCTTATTAGTTAAAGATCAAGACGAATTGGAAGAAGCAGTCACATATGAAGATGTAGATATAGTTGCGGCTGAAAAGAGTATGATGACCAAAGAAAATGTAGAATTAGTTCATAGTCATGATAAACTTTTTAACATTTGGACAATTAATTCTACTGATGAAATTAAAGAAGCAATCGATCTTGGTATAGATAATTATTTTACCAACTTCACAGCAAAAGCTTTAGCATTAGAAAATAAATATAGAAAATAAAACAAGCCCCTGCTCATTCTAAAGAGCAAGGGCTTGTTATTTTACCAAGGAAGCTTATTGTTATTCAATGCAGTTTGCAAAGCTCGAACCATTTGACTTGTTGGGCTGATAATGCCATCCACTGTTGTCTTCAAGGCTCGTTGCATAGCTTTAATCATTTCTGTACCGCACAACCCATCGATTGCCCCATTGTATAACCCTTTCGTTTTCAACCGCTTCTGCCATGTACGAATCAACGTTGATCCTTTTAGCGTATTATCGAATTGTGCCGCATAAAGGTTCTTGTTGCAGGGCTGACGGTATTGGTGACTGATCTCATCATCAGGTGTGATCCCCTCATATTTCATCGCTTTATTAGCAGTGCTTGGCCCAAACATGCCGTCTTCAGAGATCTCATTGGTGTTTGGTTTTTCAGAAGGCGTACTAGGTTTAGTTGCTGTATTAGAACCACTTGAACCACTAGTCTTGCCAAACACCGCATCTTTGAACCGTTCTAGCTCACTTGGTTTGGCTACCCATGGAGCTGGGCAGTTCTTGCCAGTAACATCATAATGTCGCCAAATCTTATTTCGAGTGATATTTGGATATTTTGCGATCAGTTCTTTGACAGCTTTAACGGTGTTTTGGAATGTTTTTTCAGTGATATTTCCATTCTTATCTAGGCACATTTCAACACCGATCGTTGAATAATTGGCGTTACCAATCTTAGAATACAACGGACGATAACGTGACCCATCTGCATTGTATTTGCTAATTTCGTTGGCGTGATACGCAACTTCATTTAAGGGAATGATACAGAGTGCTTCAATGTCGTCTATAAACAGTTGAGCAGAAGCATAGTTTCCTTTTAGATTATTAAAATAGTTCTTATGATTACGTGCGGTACCACCGTTGTTGGCGGTGTAGTGCATAACGATACCATCAATACCATTATTCCTGATCCCCGGTCTTGAGTACTCATTAATATTGATATACTCGTATTTGATGAAACTCATTTTTATTTCCTCCTTTTGACAATATTTTTTTGCTATAATCTCCTTATCAGCAAGTGGTCTGCTGAAATAACTGATAAGGTGGTGTGTTTATATGGTTAAGAAATATGATCTTGGAAAGTCATCAGACATGAGAAAGTTTTCTCGAGATTTGGATAGAGATATCAAAGAACAAGCTAAAAAATCAATGCTGTCTCAAAAACATGAAATCGAGTGTCCTCATTGTCAGGAAGAAGTTTCAGTTCCAGCAGGAAAGTCACTATGTCCAAGTTGTGGAGAAGAAATCAATTTAACTTTTAACTTCGACTTCTAAATTATATTCTTCAATCTTTTTCAGTGTCTCTTGTAATTGCTCAGACTGGATTGTTGCCTGTTTGAGCAATTCTTGAAATGCATCAATATTTGTATTAACCTCTAATGTTACTTCCATGTTTATCCCTCCAATTTTGTTTGGAAAAAGAGCAGCCGAATGGCTACTCCTTCTTTTCTGTGAACTCTTGACCATCACCGTAATCTAATTTTTGTTCATCTTGGTACTGGCTGCTAGCGATATTCAAGAACACACCAGCTAAAGTTGCAGCAGCTGTGATCGTTCCAACAATAATTTCTGTTGAGAATCCATATAAACCACCTAGAGTTACGATAAACGCTGTAATACCTGGCACCCCAACGGTTAAAACTTTTTTTGCTAAATCGTATTGCTTGTTCGTCAATTTCATATTATTTCCCTCTTTCTTTCCATAAAGATTTTAATTGTTCACCATGTTCAATTAATCGATCGTTGTGTTTGTCCAATCGCTCGTCATGACGTTTCAACTCATCATGAATTGCAACTCGATCAGATTTACTTGCTTCTAAATCTCTGGTTAATAGATCGAGATTATGCGCAAGCTTTGTCAGATTATCTGCGATTTTTGTGAAGTTTGACATCACTGGCTTGATAACAAATGCCAGCATTCCGATAATCGTCATAATCCAACCCGCCCAAGTTGCTAACTCTCCTACGTTTAACATATGCCACCTACTTTCCAAAATAAAAGCAACCGACCATTAAGCCGATTGCTCCTGCTGCTACATATCCTATTCTTTGGTTCCTTCTGGCTTTTTTGCTTCATCAACAATTTTCGCAACATCTTCACGTAACATTTCAGGAACGCTCTCGATCGTACGTTTACCTTCAATCACATGAGTTGCGTATAACATCTTCACGGCTGAAAATTCCATGGGTCATTCCTCCTTTACTTTGAGAATACATAATCGGATAGTTCCATAAATGCAGCTTGAATCATTTCTGATTCTTCTTGCAGTTGTTTGTTCTCTTGTTTTAACAGTTCTAGTTCAGTGAGTTCTTTCGGTCTATTCTCATCTACGATCGACTGGATAAATAAACTCATTTCTTCCGGATCGTCATTCATCTCGTTCAAAAGGATCGATTCAAACAAACGGTTTAATTCGTCATCAAACCCGGAACCATTCAAGACTTTTTCAATATATTGTTTTTTGAATTCTTCTCGCATCATCGATTCTCCCTTTTAAAATATATCAGCTCCTGCATATCCCATGTGGATTGTGAGCCATTCGCCCCCAGATAAATTGACGTAGTCAGACTTTCCATATCTTGAAATTTCAATGTAACCATCCACTGTAACTCTTACTAGGAGAGTGTTCATTCCTGTGCCTTGAGTTCTAATTTGGTACGTTCTTCGAGGTCTTGCCCAGATCGGCAACTGTGTGCTCACTCTAACCCAATCTGCACTGATCGTTACAGCTCCGTTAGGCTTGAATGCACCAGTGATCATTACTTGGCGTCCTGTTCTAGAAGCAATTGGTGCATTTTCACCGGTAGTTGAATATTGGCTAAACCCTGATGCAGCGGTGAGCAACGTCTCATTAACTGTTACAAGATCGTTGTATGTTAAGAATGAGCTTGTTAGATCACCCAACCCTCGAGAATCGGCTAAGCGGATTCCTGAAGTAGTATACGAAGCACGTTGGTTGTAGTTCGCTGGATCGTTGACGAAAACATAGAATCCGTTGGAATCTTGAATCACGCCGCCTTCTTTGATTTTCTCTCCAGTCGATTTGTTGTAGTCTTCCCACATAGTGACGTCTTCGCCGTTCTGGGTCGTTTTCTGACCTTTACGCCACATTTGGGCAGTGCCATTTGGAACGCTTTCTCCGCCCCAGAAATCAAACGGGCTGACGAAAGTAACCCCTGTTAACGTTCCGGCAGTGACATTCCCTAAATTAGCAGTGATTGCAGACAATGTAGTAGCAACTATATTATCTGCTGTAAAAATATATAGATTAAACTTGCTGCCATTCCATTGATAGGTCGCACCGATAATATAGCCACTCGCTCCGGTATTTTGCCAAAGCATACCAACATAGGGATTAGTTGGCACTGTCGATTGACTAATGATACCAGTCGGATCGCCCTTTTCACCTTGCTTGGCAACAGTATATGAAGTGTTTGTTGTATTATCTGTGAAAGTTAATACCGTCCTCGTCCATAAGAAGCTTCCAGCAGCAACCGTAGGAATTGATGTGCTCCACCCACTACTAGGTGCTGCTGTTCCGCTAGTTGAACTAGCAAAGTTGATAGTTGTACTTTTAATCCCATTACCTGTTGCTCCTGTCGATCCAGTAGCACCCGTTTCCCCTTTTGCTCCCATCTTACCAACTGAATAAGCAGTTGAATTGGTGCTATCCGAATAAGTAAGAACAACCCTTGTCCAAAGGTACTGATTCTCAGAAACGCTAGGTATTGAAGTACTCCATGTTCCTGTAGGCGGTGTTGTGCCAGATGTACCAGCCTGATAGGTAGTAGCGCTGGACACGATCCCTTTTCCATCAGTTCCGTTTGTTCCGGCTGGCCCTGTAGCCCCTTGCTTGTTCTTTACTACAATCATTATTTTTTGAATAGTCACAGATTTGTATACCGCTTGATAGGTTGCCGTTCCGACATCTGCGGATAGAGCAGTTACTGTATAGCGACCAGCCGAGTTAATGGTGCTGGTCATTCCCGTTTCGGAAACTTTCGAATACGTTACGCCAGATGAGAGTTTTGTCTGACCTTCATAAACAACAAAGTCTCCTACTGCTTTTGAGAAATCTGTTACGGATCCTGCTGCAGTTGCAGGCACGATAATAGAATCATTTGAAAGATACCCACTGATGACTTCTTTTGCATCTTGTCCGTTTGCTCCGTCTTCTCCATCCTTACCATCTTGACCTGACTCACCTAAAATTCTTTGCCATGTGTATTTGCTAGGATCTTCACTGTCCGTAGGTTCATAATCGGTGTAGGTTCCGGCAAAAGTTGGATACGCATTCGCGAAATCATCTTCGGGAGACGGGGTATAAATAGTTCTATTACCTACTTCAACTTTTACACTGTCTTTTTTTATTTCAATCCATTTATCAATACCTCTTGTTAAAATGGAGAAATTTTTAATCCCTTCTGTCCTGTTTGGGAATGCATACCCTCTCGTATAAGTTTGCCATTCTGTCGTACTTGAAGAACCAGCATTTGTAATAGGTAAATTAGCTCCACTGTTCATAAGAAAATATGGCTCCACGGATCCGCTTCCTCGATATTGAAATGTTACGGTTACAACATCTCCATTAACAAGTTGCTTGGATATGTTTGCACCCATCCCGACTTGAGACTCTGCGTTAGACGTTAGTTTCAATCCATCAGCTGTCAATTCTTTTTTACCGCCATAGATACTCCATGTCATGCCCCAGTCGTCCTCAGTTTTAAAGTGAGTACCTAGGATCAGATTTTCATTCGGATAGGTTGTCGTAAACCTATCCTTACCATCAGCACTCCAAGCATAAGCAGTGTGTGTATATGATGGCTTACCATCGTTAACATTCGTTATAGTGATTTCGCCACGTGAAACTGTAGCCATCTAATCACCCTCTTCTTTAATTTCCTCGAAGGATTCAATATACGTATCCATGCCATACTTAGTCCACAAATATTCAATAGGATTTCCATCTGTGCTAAATTCAACCTTTGTCCGTTCGTTATTCAAAATGATATAAGCAGTGTAGTTCGTCATTTATTTTCTACCTCCACTTTAAACGTTGTTGTATTGTCTACATCAGCACTTCCAACTGACAACGATTTTCCAGTTTTATATGGATTGCTCGTGCCGCCGAAGTTTGGCACCATTGCGTTGTTCTGCCATTTAGACCATTTATAGGTATAGCCTGTACCGCCCGAATCGATTTCATCACCATTTTGATACAATCGCGCATTCAAAGTGGTAGACCCTATGCCGTTCTTCAAAATATTTCCCCCAGTGGATTCGATAATCACCATGATCGGGTCATCCATATCCATCAAAGTTGCATACTGCTTCATTTTAGTTCCAGAAGTTCCCCCAGCATTATCTGTGACGACACACAAGAATGTTTGCCCATTTGTTACCGCATCTGGATAGACCGTTAGAACTCCTTGAGTTGTGACTGCAACATCAAATCCCGAACTTGCTACAGCCCCAGATGTTCCGGTTGTCGCTGTAATTTTTCGCCATCCAACTCCAGCGTCAGAATCTTGAGATGTCGTAACGCTTGAATCCGCTGCGAACCATTTATATTTTCGAGATCCATTACTTAAATCACCATCTTTATAAACATCAGCTGTTAGCTTCAAACTCGCAGGTGTATTGTTCCGGAAGTAATCCCCATTGGGTGCACTCAAAACTGCTACCACTGCAGCTTTAGCTAACTGAATAAGAGTGATGTCGATCGTCGCTTGGAAAGTAATTGGCAGCGAAGTATCTGGGTCTGTGTATGTTCCTTCGACTGTCCAACGTACGGCATTATTTGTTGTCGGAACGTTTACTTTTGTTGTTAACACACTGTTTGATGTGCCGCTCTTATACTCACTATCAGTATTTGTTGTAGAAGTTATTTCGGTAGTTGTTGCTCCTACTGTCTTTTTCCATTTAACACCTGATACAGCAGAACCAATCAAGCTTCCTGTGCTCCCTGCTTTTGTTAAGTTAAGCGTTAAAACTTGTCCAGATGATCCAAAATTGGGTGAATATGCGTTAGTCGTATTATTGTATGTCTGAGTTGTTGTTTGACTTGCTGAGATCCACGCATTTAGTGCGGGCGCATCATATAAGTCAATAATTGTAATTTGACCGCTTGAAATTGTTGCCATTATTCCATCTCCTTTATATTTCGACGATATCGCAGCCGAAAGTTGCGCGTTTATTGACATCATCTATCCCAATCGTTACGCTTTTTACTCCACTAGCATGCATTGCATTCCACGTATCGTCCGGTGTTCCGTCAGCATTTGTTTTGGTCCATCTAAATTGATTTGCATCTAATAAATCAGTAACGTTCTCATCGCCCCTAAAAACAACGGCGTGAATGATAGTTGATATCACTCCATTCTTAAAAAGCAGACCATTGGAGGATAGGAGTTCGACGTTGTATGGACTTTCACCATTTGCAACCTTGACTAAACTTATTTCGTCTTGTACTACTGGCATTCTCCCACCTCCTAATAATCAAATGACCGATCGGTGCCTTTGCCAAAGCGAATCAATTCGACATGCCTTGTTTTTGTGTTCAATACGATCACATCCCATAAATCTTCTTCCAAAACCCCAAGCGGTCTGTCCCCTTGGTCTTTTTTTGGACGGCTAACCGAACAACCGATAGAGTAGTTCACTGTGCCGTTTATGTCTTTACTGATTCGGTCATTGTGCATATGGCCGTGGGCCAAAAAAGCAAGTGTTCCTTTATGACCTTCAAAGTCACAAGAAATACTTGCTGTGAAGTCTGTATTTGCATTGTATGTCCGACTGTACGTACCACCAGTAACAAAGCTATCAATGATTCCATCAATCATTTCGTAGTTATATGCGTAATAATCCATATCTGTTTTATAACGTTTGCCAAACGGATAGTGTTGATATATGGATACAGTCGTATCAGTTGGGGTGTTTTTCAACACATCATACAGCCATTTTATTTGGGCTTGACGATAGCCAGATACATTGATATCAATATATTTTGCAAAGCCATCGTCATCTAAACTAATAGGTACATCCTGTGCATTTAGTATAATCACTCTATTTTTTTTATCAGGCACATCGTAGTAATAATACCCCTTCTTATCGAGAGGGTTTTCTACTATATCGAAGATCGTGCTTGGTCTTGTAGCAATTTGGTACATCTCTTCATGTGTGATCACTTGGCGAAGTTTGCCGTGCAGTGAGGTCATTGCAGTTTTAGGCTGGTAATTCTTCACGGTTTTCGTGATCGAATTCGTAACATTGTCTCCCCATGAATTGTTGCAATGGTTTCCCCAAGTCACAAAGTATGGTGCGTTTGACATCCCCAACGTGCTTACTGCTTCTCGATAATTAGACAGTGCGATATTTTTATTGGCTGTTGATCCATCATGTGTATCCCCGTTTAGAACGACATAATCGACATCTACAAAATTGGTAAATTCAGCTACGTTTTTAATATGGCTATTACTACGTCCATAGTTTTCTAGATCTCCACGCCCTATGGAATCAGTCGCATAATGTGTATCTGATATATGGACGCTAGTGATCGTGTCTTTGGTTTGCAAACGCAAAACCTTGCGGGCCACGTCTCGCAAACCGTTTAAAAAGTAAATAGCTTGAACAAAGTGGTTATCAAATATTGTCAAAACACAACGGATACTGGACACCTCCGTGAAATCATTAGATGTAACTTGTACCGTCGCTCCAGATTGACTATTTAGTTCCTCCCATGCGGTATCGTGGTTGCCAGATTTATCAACTTTGAACCATAAGATATCCTCCGCTGAAACACTGGATGTAATATCCATGCCATCTTTATAGATCGTTGCAGTGATATTTGTTGTTTTTTCTTCTCCGTCAACAAAGCTAACCCCATTATCCGGAATCAACTTGATTAAATACATACTGTTTGGTTTGTTCATTTGCTGCTGCCTTGCCTTGAGATCGCTGCTGATAAGGCTTTCTAATAGTTGATAGTTTCCGATCGTTGCCTTGTTTTCAGCTGGGTTGCTTCGATGGAGTTCTTTGTTTAATACCCTAGCTTTGACTCTTAAAGATGGATTGTACTCTTCGTCAATAAATGTGAGCCAATCACCAACTTCAAAATCTCCATCATTAAAGAGCATATCGACCTCAGCGGAAAAGGTAGGTTGGCTACGAGTTTCCAATATCGCTCTTAATTCGTTATAGTTTTCAATGGGTGCTGTTCCTGTACTTGCATAGCGCCCTGTTATAAACCCACTAAACCTTTCAACGGATGTGTTTCCTCGTCCGTATAATGCGTTAGCTTCTCGATCATAGATGATTGATTCTCCAACTCTAGTGAAAAAACGTCCATCACCTGTGCCTAAAGAGTCAAATCCGTGGTTCGTGTCTTCAATTGCAGTAATAACATTATCAATATCCACTGACTTTTGCATTGAAATCACATCTACACCAGAATACAAAATTTTCCCAGTGTCTTTGGCGCCTATATTATAATAGATATTTACTAACTTGCGGATGACTTTCATATTTTGAAAATCAACAGTAAAAGTAACTTCACAATCAAAGGCTTCACATATCCTTTGTATGCGTGCTAACGGCGTTTCATCTGTGCTGGTATCAACTAATCGTTTAATATCTGAGCCAAGCTCATTAACCCCAATGGACCAACCTGTGTCGTATAATTCTCGATTAATGTAATAATCAACATATTGGGCATTGTTACTTGTAAAAATAGAAGCGGAACCGTTCCTAAGTTCGGTTCCTATGTCTACACAAGATATAGGGCGTACTGACTCATCCTCTGACTCTAGCGCTCGCACGAACAAACAAATGTCTTCACCACGATCATTATGGAATACCACATGATTCGCTTCTTTGATTAAAGATGATTCATAAGGGGCGTTAGGATCATAGTCGTTTGTTCTTGGACCAGTTTGTTTGTATATATCCATGGTCAAGGTGTTTAGCAATGTTCTGTTTGTCAACCCGACATTGTGGATATCATCTGCTACAACAATTCCATTTGAAGCATCTGTGTCGATGAAAGTTAAAGGATTAAACTGCCGATCTAGAAAATGATAAATCATAGATACCTCTCCCTAATTGCTAGATTTCCTTCAAAGGATCCGTCAGATATAGCCACAATCTCTGTCAAACCTTTTTCAGCAGTCAAAAATTGACTACTCCCCGTCACTCGGTAGCTGTCGTCACGTATTCCATTGATATACACACGATTCGTTTCCCCTTCCACAAAAAGATTATCTCCTTCGTAGAATGTTTTTGGAATTAGCGCTTCGTTATCAGTCTGGAATTGTGTAATTCTAGTGTGTGTCAACTTGATACTCATTGTCCGATAATTCCTCCACTGTGCCATGAATGAATTAACAATACTTGCGGACAACATCGCTACTGTATTGTTTGTCCAAGATTTTGTTGGTGTACTCCAAGTCTCCTTCCAAGTTGTTCCATCTATTCTAGCTAATCTAAAATAAAACTTATTTCCTACCTTACCCATTGTGATTGATCCAAAAAAACCACCGCTATAATTCAAAACGCTTGTCGGTAAACTTGCTTCGTATATGCGAAAATCACCGACAAAGAATGAATATGTTACTCGATCACTAGTCGTGGTGTTATCTTTCATTTCGAAACCTAGGATAAAATTATTGTCTGCATCTGAATAATTTATTTCAATCAAACCTTGGCAAAGTGGTATTTGTGCTTTAGTACCTCTTGGCTTGAATTCAAGACGATGAGTAACCTCGAAGTTATTTAACGTCTCTGTAAGCACTCTTGTAATTGTCGGACCATGCCAATAACCTGGTTTGGATGTATCAAATGATCCGTATGAAGCAGGCGTAACGTCAGTACTTCCCCAAGTTAATGTTCCCTCTACCTTCGACGTATTATCCCCATCATCATATCGCCACCTTGGACGACCTACATTCACTGACCATAGATTCTTTGTTGACGTCCCCATTTCGTCATTCATGACTTTGTCTGATGCAATAACATTATCATCGTCCTCTGAATAAGATGTTCCAAGTTGCACGATTTTATCCGAAGAAACAAAACCGATAGAATTTGCATCGCTAGTGAAAGTAACGTTGATATCTATCGGCGTTTTATATGTTCCTGTATTGTTTACTTCTGCTAGCACACCTTCACTTGTTGAAATTATCTGAAATGGTTTTGGTACCATAGCATGCGCTAATCCATCTTCACATAAAAACTTCAACTCTCCGAAAGCCTCTCCTTTGCTATCAAGTGATCGTTTCCAGCTTGATTCTCCTGTTAATTCAACTAACCAGTATCTGTCAGGTTCATCTGAGAACCAAAGTCGCTGCCGTTCTTCAGCGAATAACACATTTGCCAAATCATCCTTTGTCTGTCTAAAGTTTCCACTCAAGGCGTACAATGGCAAAGTGATTATTCTATGTGCAAATCTTTTGTTGGTTGCAAGAGATCCATTTGCTCGTGCCATCTGAACCAGATCATGTTGCACTTCAGGAAAGAGACCACGATCTGGCTCATCGGTTAAATCAAAGTAATCTGATAAACTGACATCATTTAATTTAATCTCTAAATCGCTAATCATATTGTTCTCCTTCCTGCTTTGATATCATTTAGTTTTTGTTGATTTGTTTGTCTGGTTTCAATAGATTTCATTACGTTTCGTCCATCGAGAATTAGCTGCATATTTCTCAAGTCATCACCGAAGTTCGACATGATATTAATCAACATCTCAAATTGTTCTGAGTAATCTTGTGTACGGAAATTAATTGAATTTGATTCGGTTGCAGGCGTTAAGCTCCTTAGTTTTCTAACTAGCGAAGAATCTTCCGGAATACCCACACCGTCAGCATACTTCGGAATGCCCAAGCGCCGCATGATCGATTTAGTGAGGCTAGCTCGAGCAACTTTTGTTCCTGCAGGAGCATTGGGAATGTAAACATTTCGACCTTGAGGTATAAATGGAGCCTGACCAGGAAACTGAACCAACTCTTTGTATAATGGTCCTGATTGATCATTTACGATCATATCTCCACCTGGGTGGTAATTTGTTCCTTTGGCATTTGGAATCGCCGTCTGTCCTGTTCTTCTCCCACGATACTCAACATCAATTACCACATTTTTGCTATATACTTGAGCAATTTCACTCTTCGCTCTTAGTACTTCAGAATAATCTGCTGTTGCATGTAAATGTTTCGCACCAACGCCAGTAGCATTGTAATCATTGATTTTGCTCTTAGAGTTTGCCAATATGCTATTTACATTTGTATTTTCTCCCAATAATCTTTTCAGTTCTGGAGAAACACTGTTATATGTTTCTAGCATTTTCTTAGATTGACTAACCGTTAAAGTTGCTGGATCTTCTGCTATCAACCTTTTAACTTCTGGATCTAGTGCGTTATACTCGTTTAATGAGGTTTTCGAAAAGCTTAATGCATTTAAGAGATCATAATTTTCAGCATTCAAATTTTTAATCTGGGGTTGAAATTGCTCCCACATCCCCAAATTAAGCATTGTTTCTGCCATGACTTCAGGAGTATTAGAGTAAAGGAATGCTTTTTTCTCATCAAATGACATCTCTGTCCATTTTCCCGAGTCTTCTAATGCTTTGTACATTGTTATCGAAAATTCGTCCTGTAGTATGGCTTTTTTATCGGACCAAGCCATACCGTCCCACCAACCATTAGCAATTGCAGCTTCACCGATAACGTCTTTTGCATTACTATCTAAGTTGGCATCATGGACTACTAACTTCAAATTATTCCACGTTATAGAATCTTTAGTAGCTTCTGTAACGACCTCTGCAACATTGGATTTAACTTCTCCAGTCTTTTCATCAAAAACTAAATCATTCCAAGTTTGAGCTGCTTTCTTTCCAGCCTTACTTGATTCTGATGCAGTCCAAGAGATTTTTTCCGCATTCTTTTCTGCATTTGATGCCAATTCTCTTGATAAGTCAGAAGCGCTCTTTAGGATTTTTTCATTTTCTGCAATTGCGCTATCAGCATAATCACCCATACTCGAAATTAGTTGACCGTTTGCAAGAGAGACCTCATTTTGCAATTCAGGATATTTTTTAAGAATCGTTTCCATTTGGGAATCGAAGCCTTTTACAGTTGTTGAATTAATCTCATCCCAAGATGACAAAAATTTCTTAGCGAATTCGCCATCCAAGTTATATCCCAAATCTTGTAGGTACTTTTCTTTTTCTTGTCTACTTAAAGTTGCATTTTGTTGGGCTATCTGCCTTTGCTTACCTAAAGACTGCAACCACAATTTTGCTTCTTCCTCTGTTGCATTTGCTACATCAGCGTTCATAGCTGCAAGTATTTTTTTCTTTTCGTTTGCAGAAACGTCTAAAGTTTCAACATATGCTTGAGTTGTGTTTTTCGCCAGATCCTGAATAATTTTCGCTTCAGATACACTAATTTCTCGATTACTATTAGAAGCAGTTTTCTTTATCTCTGTGATCCGAGCGGTATTCTCTTGAACGATTTGTAATGCAGATTCTGCCTTGACTTTCTCGTCTTCTACCATATCACTGACAGATGAATTTACAGATTCAGGAAGCTCTTTTATTAATTTATCCAAGCCCTCAACTTTCTTCACAAGGCTGTCTTCTATGGTTTGACCTATTTTCTCAAAATTTGAGATCATCGAGTCAGAGTTAGTCGCAAAGCCATCTGCCATCAAACCGAATTGACCTGATGCTTTTTGCGTATTATCCTGAACTTTAGTTAAGGTTCCATCAACCGCTTCTCCAACATCAGTTCCCCAGCGCTGGACACGTTGACTAGAGTTCCAAGCTTCTTCACCGAATAATTTCCATGCACCATACCCGACTGCAAGAGCACCACCAACACCAACAATACCAAGAATAAGGGGTCCTAATGGCCCAAGTGCCGCTGTCATTGCTCCTATACCACCAGAACCTGCAGCGCCACTGGCTGCAGCACCAAACTTAGTCATGGTACCTGATCCGCCAGATAATGTTTTTAGAAAGTCATTCGCAGAAATATCCCCATCAATAAATGATTTTTTTACCTCATCAATGGCTTTTTTCTTAGCCATGCTTGCGCTCAAATCAATGAACGATTTTCCGAGACTTCCAATTCCACCACTCAATTTACCAGTTATTGATAGCAATGGACCTGCTGCAGCTGTTGCTGCCAGCAATTTAACAATCATCTGTTGGGTTTTAGGGTCAGCTTCACTAAAAGCAGTTGCAAGTTTCCCTAGTTGCTCAACAAGAGGCTTGCTAGATTCTAAGCCATCTCTTAGTGCATCAACAAACGGGCCGCCCAAATCAATCGCAGCGTTAACTGCTTCGTTTCTCAGCATCTTAAGTTTGGATTCTGTTGTCTCGTAACGCTTACCAGCTTCTTCAGCAAGAGCGGTATTTTCTCCGAACGCTTCGTTTCCCATTTCCACCGCACCAGCGAAAACGCCACTGGCATTGGCTGCACGGAGCAGACTATCTCTCAGCCTTACTTCTGTTATTCCCATCTCGTCGAGAACGCTGATTGCTGTCGATCCTTGTTCTTCTGCTTTTCCTAGTCCTTCAACAAATTTCATGATTGCTTCAGATGGATTAGATTTGAACATATCTGAGAATTTATCGCTCGTCATTCCAGCGACATCGGCGAACTGTTCTAAGCTTGTTTTTGAATTATCAGCTTCTTTGTACATCTTTTTGAGTTCAGCAGATGTAAAGCCCATTTCCTTGGATACGCCAGTTAATTCTTTTCCACCATTTCGAACGGCAGAAACAAGTCGATCCCATGATACCCCTTGATCATCCGCATGAGATTTCAGTTCTTCAAAAGCGCCTGTTCCTTTCTCAACAGCTAACTGCATGTTGATCATGACCTTAGAAAATGCTGATCCACCTGCTTCTGCTTCTACACCAACAGAACTTAAAGCGGCCGCAAAACCTAAGATATCCCCTTCGGACATACCAATTTGAGCACCGGCACCAGCTAACCGTAATGCCATCGCTGATATTTCAGATTCAGTTGTTGCAAAGTTATTACCTAGATCTACTAATGCAGAGCCAAGGTTACTAAATTTATCTTGTGACATTTGAGTAATATTAGCAAAACGAGCCAACTCAGTAGCAGCGGTTTCAGCGCTCATGTTTGTTGATTCGCCCAAATCAATCATTACTTTGGTAAATGCAGAAACATTTTCTGTTTGAATTCCCAATTGCCCTGCCGCTTCAGCAACGGCTGCAATCTCACTATGAGTTGAAGGTAAATCATTCGCTAGATTTCTCAAACTTGCTTCAAGATCATCATAGGAATAAACAACGTTGCCATTGCTATCCACCACTTCATCAGATGTTTTCTTTACACCAGCGAAAGCTGATTCCCAACTAATAGCAGCAGCGGTCACGGCAGTCACACCAGCCGCAATGGGTACTGTTAACCCTTTAGTCAAACTAGACCCTATATCACCTAATCTTTTTCCATTGTTTACTAAAACATCGCTTGCTTTATTGATTGAACCAGTTAAACCTTCGTTTCTGACTTGATAATCAGCAATCGCTCCTGCGGTATTTTGTAACTGTAGTTTATAGTTTGCCAGTTTACCGTTAGCATCTTGTAACTGATTAGCTAGCCGCTTAGTGGAGTCTGTAGCTTTACCGTCCACAAATGAACCATCATAAGCTTTCTTGAGGGCGGACACTTGGTTTTCTTGTGCTTTGATAATCTGTGTTAAACTATCGTATCGAGTACCTAATTTACCAAGTTTGTTTCCTGCCAAATCAGCAACTTTCATATTTGCTTGCATTTCTTTCGCTAGATATTGTACTTGTTTTTTAGAATTAGCAACGCCTTTCCCAAAATCAGCATCATCCAACCCTAGCTTTATGACCATATTTCCTAATGGAGTTGCACCAGCCAAATCATCCGCCCCCTTTCACTAAATCAGCCAATGGCTTAATTTCTTTTTGTTTCCTATTCTGCTTTCCTTTTGGCGTTTGTTTAAACATAATTTCATAAAGGTACAGCGTATCTGTATTCAGAACATCATTGATCGTCCAATTGGGATAAATATTCAATATAGATCTCACAACATCTAGCTGTAACTCATGATGATCGGACGAACTTATTTTCCGTCCTTTTTTCCTTTTGGGTCTTTCTTATCTGTTGAATCCGGTTCATCCACTGCCTTCTCGTAACCTAAGACTCGATACATAATAATTTCCATGATCAAATCTTTGTCCCATGTATCAATCCCATCTAAAAGGATAGTTCCTGTTAAATCTTTATCATCAAACAAGCCTGCTACAAACTCAGCACGGAATTCAGTAAGCGCTCTGGCTGAAGGAGCAATCTCATTGCCATCGTCATCTTTCTTAAAAAGTTTTGCTTCGCCATCCGTGTAATCCAAAGCTTTTGAATAAGGCACGTGACTTTGAGTGAAGGTCTTTCTTGTTCCATTGATCATTAAATCTAATCTGATTTCTTTTCCAATTTCTGACATGTATAATTCCTCCTATTAATCAAAAATAAAAAGGCTAGTCCGAAGACTAACCTTTCCCTTCATTATTCACCGCCGCCACTTGGAGGTGTAACTGGACTACCGAGAACAGCAGTTTTTAACGAAGCAACGTTTTCTGCACCAAATGCACGTAATACTTTCATTTTCTCTGTTTTTTCACCGATTGTGATATCACGAGTGATAGCATTAAATACATATTCACCGGCTTCAGGCGTAAAATCTTCGTCATTCTTAGTAGCTAATGAATAGCCATCACGATTGAATTTACCTGCAAGCATTGCAAATGCGACTGGTTCGCCATATAGATCTTCAGCTTCAGCAACAGTTGCCACGTATGGAGGCTCCGTTTTATCACCGAATCCATCAATACCGCCATCATCACCAAATGTAACTAAACCTAGCAACTCTTGTTCAATAGCAACTGGAACATCAAGCAAACCGAAGTTAGCGGCAACAGTTCCCGTACCTTTTGCAGCGATCCAGTACTCCCGATCCCCTGCGAAAACTTTTTGAATTTCTTTTGATAGACCAGTCAAATCAAACGCTGTAGGTCCACCTTCTTTTTGTTTACCTTCAAGCACTCGAATTTGTTTTGATGTATCGGGTGTTAAATCTGTTTTCAAGACCCGTGTAGATAATGTACTAAAACCATATGTTTCTGCCATTGTTAATTCCTCCTAATAAAATAGACACCGATTAATAATCAGTGTCGTGAATTTGTGTATTTTTTCGATATCGCCTTGCATCCACAAAGCGTTTTGTTTCAGGGAAATATTCGTCAAGCCCACCGTTTAACTGAGCATAGCCAAATTCCCACATCGCAGCTTTCACTGCTTTAGCAATTTCTTTCGTCAAAATCCTTGATTGAGTTTCAACGTTAATTTGATAACTGAACGTTTGAGACATCTCTTTGTTGGCAGCATAATAAGCACTAGTCGGCGGTCCAAGTGGTGTATCGATGATAATAAAAGGTTTGGTCGAATCGAAGCTTTCAGGTACTTCATAGAATTTGATGTTCTTTGCAGTCACCTCTTTTGCAATCGTAGGATCAGCAGATAAAACATTGTAGACTTCCATCATCATATCTTTCATCGTGCTAACTCCTCCAATTCTGACCGCATCTCTTCAAATGCAGATCCTTCTGTTTTATCAACCACACCTTGTAATTTCCCCATTCCTCTAGGGCTGACATATCTACCAAAACGAGTATAGCCAAATTCATTTAAATGAACTAAGCGCCATCTTGAACCTTGACCCCAACCAACTTCGATTGTTTTAGGCGGTCCTTTTTTCACTCCGGAAACAATAACTGTATCATGCGTTTCACCAGTATCCATGTAACTGGATACCGCTTTTTGCACATCTTGTTGTAATTTTTCCCCATAGTTTCTAAGTGACTTATTCACGATCCGGTTCGTTCTTGCTGGACCTAGCTTGGCTTCGAGATTCTTTAGTATCTCGTCCACACCTTTAACTGAAACGCTCATGAGGTCACCCCCAAGATGATTTTAAGAAAATCGTTATTCTCAACATCTGGCGCAAAATCTACAATATCCCACACATCATCTTTGTATCGGAAATCATCCAAGACTACTTTATGCGCATTGTTTGGCAAATAATCTGTGAATGGATCTCGAATCTTGATAGTGACAGCTTTCTTTGTTCCTTTACCGCTAAGAATATCCCTATCCTTAGAAGAAGGATTGTAGACTAAGCAAGTGCAGTAGTACAATTTCTTGTTGTCTTGTTCACCAGGTTCAGGCCCATCGTTTGGTTTTACTTCAAAAAAAGTAACCGGCGTATTTAGATCACCGGCTACAATTTCAGGTCTTTCATATTTGGTTTTAATCGGCAACTTGATCACCTACCAAGTCAATTGAAGCATCCATGATCATCACTTGGAAATTGTCATAAAAGTATTCGAGTGCCTCGTTTCTTAAATAACGAGTACGCTCATAGACCAACTCTTTGCCTTTTTCATACTTTGTAGGATCGAATTCTCCAATGATCGATTTAATATCGGCAAGCCCACTTTCCAGTTGCTTGCCAATACTTTCATCTTCGGACGAATGAAAAATACGAAAACGTTCCTTGAATTCATCAATAAACACCTGATCGTTCATTCGTCATCCCTCCAATAGATCAATTAAATCTTGCTTCTTAGCGTTGCTTGCATAATCAATTGCACGCTCGTCTAACAACGCTTTTAGTTCTGGAACCGTAAGGCTAGAATAGTCTACAGTCGCCATACGAGCGTTAGGCGTTGTTACTCCCCCGAGCCACCGTCAACAGGTGTTTCAGTAAAATCAAGATCATATACTTGTGCAGCATCGTTATTCGTTGGATATCCATTTCCTAACATATCGACAGCATAAAGGGTAGCCCGTTTCATAGCAAATGTTTCTTTGTATACGTAGACTCTTTCTGCTCTAGATTGTGTGGCATCATATTCTTTTCCAACATATGAAATTAGCTTGCCTTCGGGTACATCGACAGATTCGATAATGTGATCCAAACTGATAAATGGCATTGTTGTTCCATACACATTATTCAAGTTTGCTATAGTGACACGGACAATAATATCCCAGTAGTTAACCGGATTAACAATCAAATATACATTTCCTGCTACAGAACGATATTTAGTTTCACCTTCATCATCAGCATCAATTTTATAGGTGTATTTAGATAGAACTTTCATTACTCCACCTAGCTCACTGACGATCTTATCTTTAGCAAAGGTCAAAGTTCCAGCGCTTGCTTTGTCTGGGTAAACACCGCCTGTTACGGCACCATCTAAATCTTTTGTTAAACCGATCGGTTCGTTGTTACCCGTTCCCACAATGACTTTTTTCGCCCAAACGTCACGAACAGCTTCGCTTAAAGAAAGGTTGATAAAGCGATCGATCCACCGAGGTCCTAAGTCTAACGTATCATTCGAAATCAGGAAGAATGCAGTCAATGCAAGTTGGACGAACTCGGTTGCGCCGAACTCAGCGTCTAATTGTCCTTCAAGATCTTTATGCAATGGACCGAAAACTGCAACACCTTTACGACGAGCGCGAATAACTTTAACTCGTCCAACGGTTGGCGTAAAGTTGATAATATTTAGGATTGGATGATCATTTTGTAAGTTTTCAAATACACGTTCTAGAATTGTTTCTGGCCAAACTAATTCTTGATCGAATCCACCAGTTTTAACTGCTTCATTGTAAAATTTCGTTTCTTCAGCAGTTAAGGTCGGAATCCCACGAGCTTCTAAAACACGGTTGTCAGTTACGTTCTTTAATTCTTCGTACTCAGCACGTACTTGTGCACCTGCATCTTCTGCAATGGCTGTGACATAAGCTTCTAAAGCATTGTTTACTTGTTCAGGTGTTGCATCTTCTTTTGCAGAAATAGCGTTAAAGATTTTTTTCGCATCTGCAGTTTTGTCGGTAATTTTTAACATAGTTTATTCTCCTTTTCGCAATCGTGCGATTAATGATTTTGGTTTTAGTTCTTGTTCCACTTGATCTGTTACAGGTTGGCTTAAATTAGCCATCGCAACAGCGACAGCATTTTGAATCAATTCAGCAATGTCTTGTGGTTCTTCTTCCGGTTCGGCACGTTTCACAGAATTAGCAAATCCAAACTCTACAGCTTCATCTGCCGTGAACCATTTTTCTTCATTCATCCATTCACGTAATTGGTCAGCAGATTGACCGGTCTTATCAGAATAAATTGCCAGAATTGAATCATCGATGGTCTCCAATGCATTCAAAGTTTTTTGGATATCCTGTTTGTTTCCCCAAGCAAATGTTGAAGCTTCGTGAATCATCAATGAAGTGCCAACATTCATGATCACTTCGTCAGCGCCAGCAATGATGAAAGTTGCGGCACTGGCTGCCAAACCAGTTACTTCGACAGTGACATTTGATGGGTGATCTTTTAGGTAGTTGTAAATTTCAATCCCTTCAAACACATCGCCGCCAGGACTATTCAGTTTGATCACGATATCATCTGTGACTGTATCCAGTGATTCTCGGATATCTTTCGCATTAATGACATCATCGTCACGCCAATATTTCTTTTGGACATTGCCACTCAAGGTGAGAATGTGCTTACCATTTTGGATTTCGTTGGTAAATTGAAACGGTACTTTTTTAACTTTCGGCATTTTCGTTCTCACCCCCTTTCGTTACTTTTTCATAGTTCTTAGTCATAATCAGTTGCTGTCCTTCGCCATTCGGCAACGGATCATAGTCAGTCACTTCACGTACTTCATCACGCAAGAACGTTCCGGAAGAAACGATCTTATCGATCTGAGTAGCGTTTTCCAAAATGCTGACAGGCAATACTTTAGAAACTTTGATACGTTCGCCGTTCTTGTATTCTTTTTTAGTAATAATTTTCGCCATTAGTTCATCCTGAAGCTTCTTCATTAGTGGTGCGATACACAACTTCCGAAAGGCTTGAAGGTTAGAATCAAGTTCAGCTTTTTCACCATAAATAAGCGCCGTAGGAACTCCTATGGCGTTTGCTACATCATCGATCAAAGATGTTTTCATTTTGTTTAGCTCATCCAGTGACTGATTGGAAACCCCTTGTTTGTTAGTGTATTCCTCGTACTCGAATCCTTTGATTTTTGCTACAATTGCTACAGATTTTGTTTTGAATGCATTATAGACCTTGTCGATATACTCTTGTAACCTTTGGCTTCGTGTCTTGCCGTCTTTCCCTTTTTCTTCGTTAATACTTCCGGTTGAATCGATAGACACTGAACCACGAATTTGGTTGTTTCGCATAGCAATTTCAATGATTCGCCCAAATAACTCAGAATAGTCCTCGAATAAGCCCTTTGTAAAACGATCAAGTTTATCATTGTTGTATTCAATGTAGATCACATCTGACATATTGAAGCTTTTTTGAAACACATAGTTCTTTACTGTTACGCCAGTGAACACATCATCATAAACGGCATATTCCGTACGAGAAAAATCGTCAGCTATCAGCAATTGGTTATCTTCAGTAAAAATGACCAGCACTTCATTATCATCCATAAGTCGGTAGAAAAACTTTTCCCAGAACGTCGCAGCCGACATATCATTGTTGGGTCGAACATTCAAAATGTATTCCCAATCAGCGGTGCCATCTTTGTTTTTGAACTTTACTTCCAGTGTGGACATTGTTCTTGCAACAAAATCAAGCACTGTGTTCTTGGCCATGATTTTCAGATATGCTCGAGCGGATTCATCATCACCATAGACAAGATCAGGAATCCAGTCTGAAGGCTCTTCATTTCGAATGGACTGCTTAAAGACATCAAATAAATTCACATATTTTCACCACCTTTCAAATGTGATATACTAAAAAAAATAAACTTTTGGTGGGCTCTGCAAAGCATCCCAGGGAATCCTTTGTATGTCGCACTTCCTATAATAACCATGTTGTTCGTAACTTACTTCATAACCATTAAAGGGGGGAATGCTATGCAAAATTTTAAAGAGGTAGTAAAAACACTGATTTTCTCAGGTCTATACGATACTTTAAAAGGAGGTGTGGCATTCGGGTGTACCAAAGGTTTATTTTATTTTTGTAGCTTAATTTATCTTCACTTTCCGGCATATCGCCTACCTGATTTATTTTGGACCTGTTCAGGTGGTTTCTTCTTGTATCCCAAAGGTGTTGAAGTTATTTTTGTGAAATAGACTGTGTTGCCGGCCATTACGTTATTTTTTACACGCTCTACATTAAGATATTGAGGTTTATACATAATGATCACTCTCCTATTGCACACGTTTTGAATCCGGCTGAAATTAATTTTTGGTTTAGTTCTTTAATCATTGGACGCATTATTTTTTGCATTCTAAAACTACCTCCTCGGTAGTCAATGAACAGACCAACATCACTAGTGTTTAAATCGTATTCCCCCTCCTTGCAAATTAATTTCTTAACAGCGAAGATTGTAGAATTACCTTGATACCTATAATCACTATTTAATGTTGTTTCACCAAGCAGATACTGCATTTGAAAGTACTTCAACTCGAAACCCAAAGCATTTTCAATTTTTTTTGCAGTTTTATAATCGATTTTCAATCAGATCACTCGCTTTCTAAAATTCAATTTCATCCAACATATCAAAAGCATCATCGTAGTCGTAGTCAATGATTTCATCAGCACGCCATAGGCAGTATTCAAAAGCCTTGAATCCGTCTGTCTTACGCCGAACCTCTTCTTTCTTCTTGTATGATTTGTTGCCGTCTCCATTCGTTTTTACTAGTACATTGTTCGTGTACCAGCGCATCAATGGATTATCACCAAAGATAATGTGATTATTTGCAAATGCATCTTCAATCCTTGGCGCTAGTAAATTATCTGCAGCTGTTGGATTTCTAATCACTTCGATTTCAAATCCTTCCTCCAAAAACAATGGTCGCAATAAATCCATCCGGAAATTATCGGCTACTATTTTCGTTATGCCATATTTTTCACGTTGCTCAACAAACCAGCCGACAACTGTTTTCGGATCGATTGTGGGCCCATCTATGACCGTCAGCAACCCTTTTTCTTCCCATTCTCTTATTGGTGCAAATTTTTCTTTTATAGTTTCAGAAGCTTTACGGGAATACCCGTAGTAAATGTCCACAAATTGCTTTCTAACGAACGAATGGGTCTTGAATACATAATCATCCCCATCACGAAACAAAAGCCCACAAGCGGCGAAATCACGCAGACTGGCATAGTCTAAACCTCCAATGGCTTGTTTGCCGATTAGGTTTGTTGGGAATGGTCTGTTTGTTGCAAGAATCTCTTCACGACTAGCCACCGATCGTTCTAAGTCTGTGACAGGTAAATTCATACGTTTAGTCATGAACTCTTCTCGGTTGCTTGGGTCGTCTTCCAAATCCTCGTATTCTTCCATAACAGTTTCGTAAAGATTGTCCGCATACTCAGATAGTGGCTGATGAAACATAGGATTGGCTAACTCCCAGTTGTCAGGATCATTGACCTGCTCCTCTGAGTCCAGTTTGCAAATGAAAGGAAAAAGAGCATTGAAACGGACTGAACCGCTCAACACTCTTTTCGCTTTTTCTTTCATGTTGTCCAAGAATCCCTCACGAACATAACCGTCAGTACCCACATAAAACTCCCTCGGGTTCGGGCGTTTACCAAGACCACTAATATGGACTTTTACATCTTTGTTCGTTTCGTATCGATGGATTTCATCAAAAGCTACTGCTCCATCACGCAATCCATCTTTTGTGTCGCCATTACTAGTACGGAATTTTATTTTACTTCCAGTCTTTTTGCTGGTGATCACTGACTTCCCATATTCGAAAGCTTTTTGTAACGTCTTATTCCGTTTGATTGTATTGTATATTTCTTCGAATGAAGTTTTCGCTTGATCTTCACTATTAGCTACAATCGAAACATTGTAGTCCATGATGCCGTGCATTTCAGTTTGAAGGAAGTTTAGAACAACTGATAGCAGCCCGTTTTTACCACCACCACGGCCAAACATCCAAAGAAACTTACGATAAACATTCCGGTCATTCTTTTTGAAATAAAAAAAGATAAATGCGATTAAGAACTTCTGGAATGGCTGCATTGGGAAATACCATTTCTCACCATAAGCAATGCACTTATCAATCATCACATCATCGAAGTAAACATCATCCCGACTAAGAACATCACGTTCTAAATACTCAATTAAGTCTGCTCGCTCTTTGTTAAACTTTATTTTCCCCGATTTGAATTGTTCGATATAGTAATCAACGTGTTTTTGATGAATCATGTTAGATCACTCTCATCGTAATCATCTTGATTATCAGTGACTACTTTACCGTTCAAATCATCAAGGTTAAGGTCTTTACCAAGAGCAATAATTGCACGAGAAATCGTAACTTTTTGAGCGATTGCTGGGTTAGTTTTAAGATACGTTTGAGTGCCGTTAAAGCCTTCGACAATTGGTCCGTATTGCTTAACAGCTTTATCCATTTTTCGATAAAGCCTAACTAAATCAAGGTATCTCTCAACTTTTTCAAGTTCCATCTGATCGTTTACGTCAATCTGTCTCAGCAACTGTTTCTTTAAATCTGACATCTTCAAAGGCTCTCACCCCCCTAGCAAAAAAATTTTAGTCATAAATTTGGACAGTTGACCCCTCCCACCGGTTCCCTAGATTGGGATTTGTCCCCAAAATAATTCGACCGGGGGTATGTTGATCCCCACTTTCGTTTGTTATTCGGGCTGATTTTGGGATTTGGTTTCCATGTAATCGATTGACAATGAGATGTAATCATATGTTGCTTGTTCTCTGTCTGGTGCTGGATGAGATACGTAGTAGTCTCCATCCATGATAATCACCTGACCATCGTCGACTCGCTGCTTAAATGATATCAGCTTGTCAATTGTATCTTGAATCCAAGCGCTGGCATCATGTCTTGATTCATTTAGATTTTGAATTGCGGATCCTTCTTTACTCATTGATGCATGACCTCCCCAGTTATTCGATCAATAGATAATAATTTCTGTTCAGGACTATCTTTGGTAACGTAAGTAAAAGTAACTACATTAGTTCCTGTCACATCACTTTCAGTAACATAATGCGTAGTCATAGATACAACCCAGACTTTGCGGTCTTTGATATAAAGCTTAGGAACTTTGCCGTTTAAATCAAAGCTCACATCTTCTTTGGTTAATGGTTTATCCAATATAGTTTGATGAAATGCCTGCTCCCATTCTTCATATCCCTTTGAAGAAAAGTTAACAGTCACATTACTTTCTGGTTCATTTACAACCCGCTCTATAATCTCAAACTCTACGCCATCAATAACTACTTTATTTTCACCTAACATAAAAGCTTTGTTGATTTTTCTTTCGAATCGTTTGTATGATAAATAATTAATCAATGATTTAAATTTCTTTACCACCATTCATCATCCCACTTTCTTTTCTTTGATTGACCACGATAGTTCATTCGATCATGTCGCTTGTTATGACAGTCCTTGCATAACGTTCTTAGATTGTCTGGATCAAACGCAAGCTCTGGATTTGTTTCCAATTCTTTGATGTGATCAACCTCCAGTATCGAATCATACTGTGTAGTCAGTCTGCCTTCTGCTTTGCACCACTGGCATTCATAATGATCCCTTTCAAGTATTGCCTTCCTTAGATTTCTCCACTTAGTCGATCCATAAAACCTAGCACGATCTGCTTTGGTTTTGACAACAGGTATCATTGTTCTTTGGCTAATTGCTCTGTGTAGATGGTGATCAACGCACGTTGTACTTGTAAGATCCCATCCACTCCAAGCTGAGTAACATCCAACTTCATTCGTTCTTTCAGTAGCGTTGCATTGACAGGTGCCTCAAGCGATCGCTTCATCGTGTAGTAATTCAGTGCTGCGAGTTCGTCTACCTTTAGTCCGTATGCTGTAATGATTTTCCAGAACAGATCAGCAATAGCATCCATGTCCTTCTCTTCTCGTAACTGAGTTAGCATCTTGATAAAGTCGTCTTGTTTTTCTGGAACATATTTCTTTTTTTGATCCTGTGGTTTCTTCATGATCAACTCTCCTTATCCAAAATAAAAAGACCTTTACAGGTCTTTTTTGATTTTATTAATTTCAGCTAAATCATCAAGAAATTCAGCCGTATTACTTGCTGCGTAAAAAAAAGAAGCTGCCTGTTTTTCAGAACCTGAAATAGCACTTTGAAGCGTCCTTTTTTCATCAATTACAAACTTATCGGATCGCTTTTCAAGTTTTCTAACGTCATCCTTCATGTTGTTGATATTCGAATCTAGCATCTGTTTTGTGAAAAAGTATCTTGTTTTCATCGCTGAACTTAGAGAACTTAAATCTTTATCTTGAAACATCTGGCAATTGGCTTCTAAAATTCCAACCATCCTTGAAGTCTCATTCTCAAAATAATCAAAACCTCCGCTCTTCAGCCTTTGATGATAGGTATTCATGGTTTCTGCAGACATTAGAAAAGTTCTAGAAATAAGCTCAAGATCATCTTCATCTTGTTTCTTTAATCTATTAATTTCATCTATTTTTCGTTTCGCTTCATCGGCTTTTTTCTGTTTTAAATCTTCATTTTGGTTTTTCTTATCATAGAATCTTTGGAGGAATACTCCAATAACTGTACCGAATATTGTAAAAAACGCATTTATCACAACATCATTTAATACGATAGATTCCATAAATTCTTCCACCCCTTTTTTAAGATTATACATCAAGGTGATAGCTTTCTTAACTGTTATTTGAATTTCACGTACCCGTCTCTGTTAATCAGTGCCTTTGCCAGTACAATCTCTTATAAATAAACCGTGTTTTTAAATTTAAAGATTTTTAGATTCGCTCACATAATAATTGCTTTTTATACTTTGCACGATTTTGGATGTCATAGATCTTAATCATCCATTCTAGTTCCGTGAAATCTAACGTTTTGAGTAATCTCATCAGTACAACTCGTATCATTTAAACATAATAAAAAGACAGCACTAGCGAATTTCGAAATGAGGAGATTCACCTCTTTCAAAAAATTGTGCTGTCTTTCGTATCCGTCAAAGAAGTAAAGCGATGAAGGATTAGCCCCCTTTCGGTATTTGGATTAGTGTGAGTAGTCCAACAACCGGCTCTCCGTTTCTTCTACGCTATTACTATAACCTGTTTAAATCAAGAAATATACACAGGCTTTGAGGTCGCATTTTGTGGCAATGTCAAAACAAGCTCAACTGATCTTGATCTGCTGAATAGTAATCCATTTCTTCTTGCTTCTTCAAGCGTTCCTCTCGCCGTGCTTCATACTCATCCACGAATGATAATGTCTTGCGAATCTCTGTATGCCGCTTTCTGATATAAGATACGCTGTAGCCTGTAGCATCTGCTATATCATAAACATCCATGTCATCAATATACTTTAATTTAACAATTTGATTGTCTGCACCGCTGAACGAATCAATCAATTCCATCAGTTCAACTTTTTCTTTTTCAAGCAGCTCTAGTTCATTCTCTATGATCCTAATGTTTTCTTCCAACGATGATGATCTTGAATTCTTTTCAAGGCGCACGTTTGCTAAATCACCGTTGACCCATCGATCTAATTCCAACTTACTCTTGTTAAGATTCCATTTCATGAAGAGTATTTGTTCTTCTAAGTCTTGGTAGTTTTTAAGCCATTGAAATCTCACAAACGCCACCCCTTTATGGTAAAATAGTCTTGTCACAGGTCACTTACCCAAAAGGTAGTGGCTTTTTTATTTATCAAAATGTGATCCATGTTGATGTTCTTCATCGATGATCAAACTCTTCAATGTCTTACCAAGGACTTTTTTATTTAATGTTCCATTTACCTTGGCTTTTTCTAGCAACTTGCGCTTCTTCTTTTTTACTTTCGATTTTTTCTTTGGCAATAGCTTGCTTCTCCTTTTCATCTAATTCTTTACCGAAAATCACACTAGCAAATACTGTGGCAAAAAGTGCCACGGCTACTAACACTGCAAAGTCCATCATTTATCCACCTGCTTCCATCGCATCTATCACCAGCGGATCGTTTATAATAATCTTGTACTTCATCTGCTCATGCTGCAGCTGTTCTTGTAACTGCTCAATTTGTTCCTGTTGGTCAACTATTGTATAGGATAGCCAACTCAAGCCAGCGATTGTTAGCAGTATTATGATGATTGCTTGGCTAGTTTTCATTTGCTTGCTCCAGTAGTTCTGGGTTCTCGTATATGTTGCCTAAAATAGTAATATCGCTTGATGTTAAGTTAAAATTGTGCAAGAATATTTCTTCTAAATCTTCCGCATCAGGTAAACTCATGGAAACAGAAATCCCATCAATTTCACTAGGTATAGGTTCGGGAGTGTCGAAATCATGCTTGGCATCTTTGATTATCCATGCAGTTCCTGTTTCGTCTTTATCAACCAAACCGATCATATGATTTTCTTGATAATAGCCCATCGGCCACTCTTCCCAAAAGATGTCAATGATGTCACCTCTATAAACGTCCTTTTCTTCATCGTCTTCGTGTGAATCTGACATATAACCTTTCAATCCAGTGGATTGCATGACTTCTATATCATAATCATCTTCATTAAGCATTGTATTAAGAGCATCAATCAGATTAGTTGTGTATTCAATGTGTCCACAAACTTCTTTACCGTAAATCATCTGTTCTAATTCTTTATGCCAACCTCTAAATTTTGGTGCCATCTTATCCCTCCATCCATGATATAATCGCCACAGGAGGCGATCGTATGAAAATTACTGTTGATGCACGTGCTGCTATGAAATCTGCTGCGGAATACGTTTTAAATGATTTGGAGTGTCTACCAGTCGAGCTTGAACTGACAGACGATCCAAACGACTTATTAAAAACTGCGTCCAATATTACTAGTGAATATCAAGACGAGTTCTTTCGTTGTCTTGAAATGGAATTCAATTTTAGATTATTCCATAGTATTAGCGAACAACTTGCTGATAACGGAATTCATATTGTTCGCAAAGAAGACTCATAGTGGGTCTTGAATTACCTCCAACTTTTGCTTTAGAATATTTGTAATGCTTTTATATTCTTTTAACTAACTCTTTTAAATTTTTAGGTATCGCCAGCAACTTTATAGTTGTTGGTTTTTTATTTGCTGAAAATGATTAATTAAAGTACTATTAAAAAAAAGGCACACTCCTAATCAAAAGTATTGAGGCCCAATCAATTTTAAACGTAGCCATTCCAGTACCTCTGCTCCAATGGTGCTGGTTTTTTGTTGTGATTATTCCGTTATAGCTGACGATTGCGGAAATAATTGTGTTGCCACATCCTCTCTTTACCATAGTTAAATTTTTAATGGTCTACTTTTAACATTGAATGATATACTTAAAAAAAGGAGTGATTGAAATGTGGCTTTTCAGTTTAGTTTGGTACATTTTCATTGGTTTTTGTTTATATTGGGTCATTAGACTTGCTGTAAAACACGGTATTAATGATTCAAAAAATTAAATTCTAATTTTTTACTACTCTTCCCTTAGAGTAGTTTTTTTATTTCGTCGGATTACCAACTGATTCACCATCTACGTTATAGCCTGTATCTTGCTCTGCTTGCTTTGTCCATTCCCAAACTTTGTCAGTGGAAACCCAATTTTGATTCCATAGGATAAAGTAGAAAGCCAGTAGAAACTCATGTTGATTTAACCATTCTTGTGTAACTTCATGTGTGTCATTACCAGACATAATATCGTCTCCTTTAGTTGGTTATTTTGGTGGATAGCTAACTCTCAACCTTTTCAAAAAGTATCGAATAATCATCGATCTTTAAAGATTTGGCAATCTCTGCAACTGTCCGTAATTGAATGCCTGCTCTTTTCTTTCTTGCGTTTTCGTGAGTTTTTCTTAAAGCCACGTTCTTAGCTGTTAAGTGCCAGTCAACGTTTGTCCAAAATACTTCGAGAATGTCCATTTCCCCACTCCTTCGTTTCTTTACGAACAGCAGCACCATCTTTATTGCAGACCGGACAGTTGATTGCTACTGCCCGATCGAACATATCTTTTCCCCAAATAATCCTTTCGCCTTTACATCGATTGCATTTCATGGGATCACCTACTTAATCTGGTTACTTTCCAACAAGTGAAGGTACAATAAACCAACATCGATCAATTTCTCATTCATGATTTGAGCAACTTCGCTAGGCTTAAACCCTTTGCAAAAGAGATCTTTTGCTTGGTTAATTACACCAACGCTCCAATAAAATTTTGCATCTTGTAAGATAATTATTTTGCCGTCTTCGAATGTCAATAAGGATCTTCCTCTCCATCATCTTCCGGCGGTTCATTTCCATAAGGATCGGATTGTCCTAATAAATCACCGTCAGCTTCTTCGTCAATTCCAGGAATTTCTTCATGGGCATCTGATTCGACTTCTGAGAGGTTTTCTTCTGTTTGTGATTCGTTATTCACTCGGCTAGAAATATCCTCGCTAGCTTCTTCTGAGGCGTCAGAATCATCGGTTTCAGGTTCTTTTTCCAGAAAGATTACTTCATTACGCTTTTTATCCCATGCAGCAGCATACGGTGCGTAATACTCACGTGCTTTTTCAAGCTCATTGAGCATTGTGATTGCGGACATTTCGTAATCTTCTGCCACATCTTCAGCTGGCTCGCCGTCTTCAAGTCGAATTAATACGCTTCGTGGATTAATATTTCCCGGAAACTCAAGAGATCTTGCGGCACGAATGAATTCATCAACGATATCTTTTGTGACTTCAAACGGACGGTTTTCAATATCGATATTTCCTTGATCGTCAACTTCCAGCTGCGTTTGCTCTTTTTTAACGAAGTTGATTGTTCCGTCGTTGTTCACAACATACTCTTGTGTTGGTGCATTGGTGCTTTTGTCGAAAGGCACTGTATAGCGATAATATTGAGGAATGATTTGGATTGTGACAGCTTTGTTGGTAAGCTGCGTTAATTCTTCAACTTTCCCTTTTAACTCGCTGATGGGCACCTCAAGCAAGATTTTCTTTTTATCATCGTTTCCTAAACCTTTGTCGCGTACTGTTGCGTTAAATTCTAATGTCATTTATTTTTCCTCCTCAAAATAGTGTTTCTTGTATTGAATCTACTTCCTGAATACGAATCTCAATTCTCGGATTCTTGGAATAGTACTTGCTGACGAACAAATCGACGACTTGGCCATCATCTTTCCAAAGAATTCCTTTGCATGCATCAAGCGGTCCTTTTGCGTAGTTATCTGCATCAGGCTTTGTTCTGGGTCTTAGAGATTTCGCTTCAGCCTGTTCAAGCTTCTTTTTGCTGAAACTCTTCAACGAGCCTTTGTAGACATCGATTTTCACGAACAAGTCTCCTTCTAACGGAGTGATCGGTTTAACTCTTGATGCATAAGCAGCCACTAACTTTTTATACGCTGCTGATTTTGGCGGGTCATACGCACGAACGAACGGCTTCGTAGTGAATTTAGGTCGCCCTTGCGGCACTGGTTCCCCGGGAACTGTAAAAAATATTTCCATTTGCTCAATCCTTCCCTGTCCTATTAAGTTCTTTATTTATCCCTCTTAAATAATCGTCAAAAGTAAGTCTTACCCATTTGCCAGTTTCATAAACGCTTGGATACAAGCGGAAAATAAAGAATGGTCTTAAATAATAGACAAAACGTTTTTGTGCTTCTGCTTTTGGGAGTTGATTTACGTTCTCAGCTTTTAATCCCTCCCTAGCGAAGTTCAAACTGATTAAATTCTCTTGATCAGTTGTGGCTGAAATTAGTCGTTCGACTATACCTAAATAGTTCATAGTTCCCTCCGTTTTCAAAATGGCAGATCGTCATTCGCTCTTTGCATCAGCTCGGCTTCTTTTCTAGCGTTATAACCTTCTGGATCATCTAACCATTCGGGAACAGGTTCAGATCGTGTCGGCTTTTTCCAAGAGCCTTTTCGTTGTTTAAATTCTGCATCAATGTTTTCAACATCGGTTACTGTCTTAACACCACGGCTATCCCAGTTTTTCAAAATGTTCTCAGTGTATTTGAAATTGTTAGCTGATTTAGATCGCTTCAAAGCTTCTAAGACCAATTCTGGTGATAGATCTTCACACCACTGCTCTAAGTTTTGGAAAACAAATGAATTTATCATCCCGAAAATTGATTCATAGATTTGAACGATTTCTTGCAACGGCGAATTTTCATCATGTATGTTATTATTCTTTTCATTCTTTTCATTCTTTTCATTCTTTTCATTCTTGTTTGTGTTCACTTGTTGTTCACTTGTTGTGCGTTTGATGTTCACTTGTTGTTCACTACCTTGGTATTCATCCCAATTATTTATTGATATGACGCTGTATTTCGTAGTTGATTTGATGTTCAACATTTGCTCGCTTTCGAATTTCTTGAGCCATCTCCATACAGAAGCGCTGTTCACTTGATGTTCACTCTTGACACCTCGGTTCATCTCAAACGTTATCGCGTCGCGCCCTGTGACGAATTCACCGCTGTTCAGCCATATCTCTTTACCATTAAAAAGAAATTTCCTGTTTTCGTGTGATGCCTTCATTAGACATAAGGACCACAACTTATACATGTTAGGGTTGGTCCAAACGAATGAATCCATCACTTTCCTATAAAGTTTTACATAGCCATGGTTCATTCTTTCTCACCACCTAAGCTATATAAACAGGAACGCCAACAAGCTTTTGCGTATCCTCTTTAAATTTTTGTTCATGGCTGTTTGCATCTGATAAATGCAGCAGCCAAACTTCTTGCAGGCGATCGCTTTTGTTTGTTTTGATGAAATCAAGTGTTCGATCAAAATCGAAATGACTTTCAAGTAGCCGTTCTTTTCGCTTAATATCAAAACCACGATTCATTTTCTGATCAATGATTTCTTTTGAATAGTTTGCTTCAATCATCATATGGGTAACATTGGGAAATCGATACTTCACGTAATAGGAATCTGTGACGAAGACCAATCTATCTCCGGCTGTGTTATCTATCAGAAAGCCGCAAGGTTCAGCAACATCATGCTTGGTCTCAAATGGCGTTACATACCAAGTGCCGATTTTTCGAGTTTGTTTGTACTGCAGTTCTTTGAACCGATAACCGTGGTGGGCTTTCAACTTCAAAACTGGATCCTCAAACATAGCATCAATAGTTCCATGTGTCGCAAAGACATCAACTGCAGTTTTATCAATCAGTTTGCTGATGTATTTGCAATGATCTCGATGCTCATGCGTAATGAGAACTCCTGAAACCTTTGAAAAGTCATGTTCCATTTGTTGTTGCACATGCTGGAATGGGACACCGCATTCAATGATTAGCTGAGAATGGCCATCGTCAATTAGATAGCCATTCCCCTTACTTCCTGATCCAAATACTTTAACGGAAATCAATACGGGTCATCCTCTCCAAGGTCGAGTGGCTGCTGTTCCTCAACCTCGCTTGTTTGTGATTCTGCCACGCCTTCTCCTTGAATCTCGCCATCTTCATTTACATTTTCAGGACGTTGATCGTTTGATTCTTCAACTGGCGTAGGATCTAGCACTTCCTTGTTAGCATTCTCGATAATTTCTTTCTCAACACGGTCAGCAACATCATCCACAACGATAAAATCAGGTGCGATTTCTGAAGCTTCTTCAGTAGAGTAGAGCCCCATGATCATATCTGGACAATTCAGACGACCGAAAAACGATGCTGCTCGGTAACGGATCATTACTTCTGGCATCGTTTGCCACTTGGATCCGTTCTTGTTTACCCAACCTTCTTTTTTTGCCATATCCATAGTGATTTTCGGACCTTTGATCGTTCTTCCTGAATAGTCTTCTACATAAGCTGTACAAGCGAGCGTATCTCCTTCGCCTTCGAACTCAAATTGCAGTTCAGTACGATACTTTTTAGAATTGTTGATCATGGCGATGATATATTGGCTTGACCATGACGGACGTCCATTGACAACGTAGAGGTTCTGCATTACCATGAGCGGGCTAGTATTCAAACGACTGGCCATCTCAAGAGCGATCATACAGTTCCCCAGACCCTTTTCACCTTGGTAGTCCCTCGGAACAATTGTTGATGCCGACAATGCATTTGCCATGCGCATAGCTGTTTGAAACGCATTTTGATCCGTCCAAATATTGTTTAGAGATGGTGCAGTTACTGGTTCAGCAATTTTTCTTTTTTGGATTTCATTTTGATTAGTCATTTTTTATACCCCTATCATTCATCTTTTGTTTGCATCACAGCAATGATTGGCGACTTTTGTTCGCCCCAAATCATGCGATAATCATCAAATCTCGTGCGGACATAAATGTGATATTGCTGATCCATCAAGTGAGAAATATTTAGATAATCAAGTTTTTCCTCGACTTCTTCATAAATATTTTCTGTAGATTCAAAAGTACCGATTAACACTTTTTCATTGTTGATTTTGGCGTAGACTATAACTTCGTTCATTCTGCTACCTCTACTTTCAAACTTTTATTTTTCGTTACACGCAACTCAATCATTTGTGAATCTATAGGATGTAGATCATTCACTGATTCGGTATTATCCACAAATACCGGCACACTCAAGCCAAACTCTTTGCTTAAGGTGTTGATGATGTCCAAGTCACAATTAATCCGAGCGCCAGTATTCAGGCTTGTTCCATACTCGATGCCGTTATATGTCGCCTCACAAACTTCTTCGAGTCCGCCATTTTTCAAAATGTTGAATAGTTTAAATTTGACGAGTTCAAACTTGCTGTTGATGGACTCTTCAAGATAGCTGACCTTTTTGCGAGTAAACTCATCCAGAAGAAACATGTTTTTTTCAATCTCCTGATTTTGCGCCTTCAATGCTGCATCTTCTTTTTTTAGTTCCTCGATGCGATTTTCGTAACCGGATAGACCTTTGATTTGCTGGAATTTCGCTTGCGCTTCCGCAATCAATACTCGTTTTTGCTGAATTTGTTCCTTTAGGTCTTGTTCTTTTTCTGCTGTGTCCGAAGTTGCATTCAAGATCTTTTGTTGCACGACTTTGATTTGATCTTGAATTTTTTGATAATCCTTTGTTTCTTCAAATTTTTGAGTGGAGCTTTCAATGAATACGAGTTCCTCATTGATTTTTTTCAATGTTTCTTCTGCTTCAGATAAACTCTTTTCTAAACGAATGTATTCTTTTTCGTGATCAGCAATTACGTCTTTGTAAGCGAGCAATTTTTCTTTGGCAGCTTTCCCCTCAGCGATGTTGGATTCCATGTCCTTTGCTTTCTGTTGGTTAAATCTCGAAACCATTCCTTCTATTTGGTCAGACGGTAGTTCCTGAGCGCATGTAGGACATACTTTTTGGTGATCATCAAAAGCCGTTTCTTTTAAGATGCGATATTTATTGCGATGCTCAGTTAGATAGTGATCCAAATCATAGAATTGTTTGATTACTTTATCTTTCTTAATTGCTTCTTCGTCCCTAAGCGAACGAATTTCATTCACGATTCGTCGTTGCTTATTGAGATCATCTTGTAAAGATCGTGTTTCCATATTAGTACTGGACAAAAAAGCGGATTGAGCATTTGCTAGCTTAACTTTCAAATTGGCTAGTTCTTCATGATGATCAAGCGTTGCATTGCCAGCGGCGATTGCATTTAATTTATTTTGCAAATCAGACACATCGGCTTCGTATTCCAAAACTTGCTCCTGAAACTCATCTGCAGATTGGTCTCCGATGCCAGTTTTTGCTTTAGCGAACATTTCTGTGACGTCTTGAATTCGAGCAGGCAACCCATCAATTTTCTGCTTCACTTCTTTTTTCTGAGAAGCAAGGATTTTTCGATAGTCATCGATCGTATGCTCATTGATGACCTTCTCGATAGCTTTCAACGCTGGATCTTTTGCAATAATCTCTTCATCACTTAAGCCAGTCATGTTGACCAAGATCTCACGACGATTTTTCCAGTTCATCTTCATGAAGAATGTAGAATCAAAAAGCATCTGAAGAATATTTTCAGCACTAATTTTTTCGAAATACGCTTTCCATTCTTTTTCCATGGTCGGCACACCGTCGATCGTGTATTTTGTTGTGTCACTACCTCGAACCTTTTCAAGTTGCCCACGAGGTGTATTCCATTTTTCTTCTTGAACTCGTTTTAGCGTTACAACAGTGCCGTCAATAAGAAGCTCTGCTTCAACAGTCGGTTCTAATCCTAGCTTTTCCTCATTGTTTCCGTCCAAAGGTTTAGGGTTTAATTTTGCACCTCGAGTGTCTTTGCCAAAAAGCAACCAAAGTAATGCATCAGCCAGTGTTGTTTTTCCTGATCCGTTCTGACCGCTTACTGTGGCGCTTTTGCCTTGCGGTTCAAATTCGAATGAATCCAAACCTTTGAAGTGTTTAAGTGATAACCGATTTAACGTGATTTTTTTCATGTAAGATCACCTCGAAAGAATGCTGCGAGTTTCTCAGAAAGATCATCAGAATTTGTTGGCGACTTTTTTTCTAACCTTTCTTGCTCGTTTTCTTTCAGTTGTTCTAACTTGGCTTTACACTCCTGGCAATCACAAAGCTTCAGATTTTCTTCCCATTGGTCAAGCTGATTAAAAATAGACAGTTCAACCTGAGTGTTTGACCCCACCTGAGATAATGATGCTAATCCGTTTTCATCAAAGGCACATAATGATAAAGTGACATTGTTTGCGCGGCACTCCAATGCAAGTGCCATGATCAAATTTTGAATTTTTTCGTTCATGTGTTAAACTCCTTTTGTATAATATATTTATTGTTGGTCTACACTAGCGGGAACTGGTGTAGACTCTTTTTGTTGGTTCTTCATTTCTTGATCTCCTTGAGACGTCTGCCACATTTAGTACAATAAGGGCCATTCCACGGCTCACATTTTTTCAATTCTGTAGCATTGATAAGCGTTTTTCTATTGCAGCTCTTGCATTGGAACTGATGAAGCTTTTCTTCTATCAGCATTTAGTACTCCCCTCCTTAACCGTCTCCTATAAGCAATCTCGTCATACTTGATCAGCCACCACATAACAGACATTGGCAATGCGTAGACTGCCCAATCGGGTAACTGTTGGCGATTGCCGACCCAAACGCCCAGAAAAAATATGGTGATTAAAAATGCTGATCGTCGAAGTCCTTTCATCAAGCCACCTCCTATTTATTAATTTCTTGCACTTTTTGATCCGTATACTGCCGTAACTCGCTCACACGCTGTTCTAGCTGTTCCTTGTCGTTTTGCACCGTGCTCAACTGTTGCCGCAAGCTGTCAGCTTCCTGTTGCTTCGTGTTGATTTCTTGCTGCTTAGCTTCAATCTCACGTTGCTTCGCTTCGATTTCCTTTTGCTTGTCCGATTTGATTTGCTCAATTTCGGCTTTCAGCTGCTCTTGTGTGCGGGTGTTGTTGAATAGCTGTGATTCGAGTTCTGACACACGTTGTGATTTTGTTTGTCCGTATTGCAAAACTGTGTTGAAATTCGCCTTGATCATGTCCAAATCCTGAAATGCGTTGCTTGCTGCGTAGCCGATAACTCCGCTTCCTAGTGCTAGGCCGATAATTGCTGTTGTTTTTGCTAGTTTGTTTTCCAATGTGTTTGCTCCTTTGGTATAATTGTTTAAAAACTGGTGGTGTATTAATGGATTCATTTACTCCTGAACAATTTAATGCTTATCTAGACGAGAGAAAAAAGATTTTACAGCCTTTTATAGATCAAATGAAAGAACTGGAAGAAATGACTGCTCCTCAACGTAATATGATTAAAGCTGCTACTAAAGATGTAGCTATTGCAAAAGAGCACTATAAAAAAATTAGTTCCCTCATTCCCGACTTAACAGGATTCTTCACAGAAATTGATTCTTCAAATTATTCGGAAAAAGAAGAGAATATCGAAAACCAGCTTTCTGATTTAGATTTGAAATTATCTGAATTAAAAGTAAAAAAAGAGTTTACCTTAGAAGAAAAAGAATATTTACTTTTAGCGTCGGAATTTATTGCCAATGAGAACATTCAAGAATCCAAGGAGATTCGAGACTATCTTAATTCTGTGACCCCTGAGCTGCTCAAAGACAATCAGAAAATAAGTGATAAAAGTGAGTTGGTATCTGATGAAACTCAAGATTCCAAATACAAAGAAAAAGATGTAAATCAAGATCTAGACCCTTCTTTATTAGATGTACTTTTTAGTAAGAAGACTTTTTACAATGAACTTTCTGGATTGATTTACCAAACTATTTTCAATTTAGTGTCTGACGTTATAAATGGCGCTACATCGCCTGTAACTCTTATGCTAGTAGTTTCAATTCTGTGCAAGATACTTATCAAACCGAATAAGCATAAATAGATTTACTAACCCCTGCTTCCGCGTGGGGTTATTTCTATCTGCCGATTTAATCGGTTGGCATAAAGTAGTTCCTGGTACCTTTTTAATTCGTGAATCAATTGCGCACGTTGGTGATCGCTCATTTGGTTTTTCTTGTCGTTTAGTTCGTCACCTAGCAATCTGACTTTATCTTTTGCTAGGTCGTGGATGGATAGTTCTTGTTGTAGTGTGTACGTCATGCTGTAACACTACCTAGCACCTCGTGAGGCGATAATTTATTGGTTAGATACTTGTTAGTATCTTTCCACTTTAAGAACCATAAAAATGTTTGGTAATGAATGAATGTGGTCGATGGCCCCGGGCGAAGCAAGCCTTCTGCGAATTCAGGTATTTCGTCCATCTCCTTGCAATATTGCAGCAAAGCCGATTTCGACATTCCATGAAATTTTTCTAGGATAAGCCCCTGCCGATACCAATCATCTGGATTTACTTCTTTTTCAGCAGATATAATCAATTCTTTTAATGTCGGCTTTTTCAATTTAATCGCTCCTATCTGATTCGATAATCGGCAATGATTCTGAGAATCAATTGGTTGCCTTTAACATTTTCTAGTTTTCCGGTCAAATAAGAATGCATATCTTGCCTTTTTACTCCATATGCGACAGCTAGATCGGACATAGAAATATTATTTTCTTCAATGTATTCCAACACTTTTTGCCTTCCCGTTGCTATACTCGGCATATAATTACCTCCCTTTCTTACACGTTTAGTAAGATAATCGGCAAGAAATTTACAATAACCTATTGACATTTCTATAGAAAACTATAAAATGAAAACATAGTTAAATAAGCTTACAAAAACCCTTTTATTTCGATTACGTCGCCAAACGTTGGAATTATTAGGTTAGATTTCTGTATCTTTTTTTCTTGCCATTTATCTTACGAGGTCTATATTATAGCAAACTATAAATAATGTCAACACTTTTCTATAGTTAACTATAATTTTATTCCTCAAACAAAGGAGAACCATTGATATGACTGTGTTTGATAGAATTAAATATCTTGCTGATAAAAGAGGTGTTAGTGTTTCTAAGGTTGCTACTGATCTTGGTTTTAGCGAAAATCTTTTTTACCAATGGAAAACTGCTAGCCCTAAATCAGATAGATTAGAAGCAGTAGCAGATTACTTCAATGTTAGCGTTGACTATCTTTTAGGACGCGAGGAGCAAACCTCTCTTGCTGAAAAATATGGAGTCTTCGCATTCGACGGAGAACCAGTAACAGATGAAGAAGTAGAGTTCTTGAAATCAGTTCTAGCTGCAAAAAGAGCTGCAGAGAAAAAGTAAAGCGATGTGATGTGTATATGTGCGAGGTTAATCATCATTTGCTAAAAATAGTAAATGATATGGGTTTGGATCTGATCTTTACGGATATGGATCGAAGCGGTATATATTTTGCTGAAGAAAAAACGATCTTCCTAAGCTATAGATTACTTGAAAAAAATTCAGAATTTGAAATATCTCATGAGCTGGGGCACTGTATTAAGAAACACGAAGAGTTATCAGATTACTATAATGCAACTGATTATGGTAGACGTAAGTTAGAATTCGAAGCCAATAGAATTGCGATTGAAATCCTGTTGTATATATGGGCAAATGAATACGACTTTGACAAAGAGCAATTGAATGCGGTTAAATTTATGGAGTACTACAATATTCCGTGGACTTTAGAGAGATACGTTCGAGAAAGCATGAGGAATTACGCATAAAAATACCCCTACCGAAGTTACAGCTTCGATAAGGGTTACTCATTTCTGAGAGATTACAAAATTATTATATCAAAGAAATGAGGAAAAGAAATGAAAAAAGTAGTATATGGGTTGCTATTTGCCACTTTAGTGCTTTCAGGCTGTGGCGGTCAAGGTGGTGACGCAGGAGGATCCAACGATTCAGATTTACAGGATACAGTGAATAGTTTAACAACCGAGAATTCAAAACTGAAATCAGAAAACAGTGAGCTATCTGAACGAATAGCAAATTTTGAGAATTTATTCGAAGGCACATCTGCTACCCAAGAAGATGGTAGCTCATCATCATCGACAAGTTCATTTAAATATGGAGAACCTGCTGACTTTACAACTAATGAAAGGATTACTGTTACGGAAGTAAAAGCAGACGATTCAGTATCTTTAAACGATCCTAAAGAAGGTGAGCATCCTGTTGTTGTAACAGCTATAGTAGAAAATACTTCGAACGAACCAATAGACTTTAATGCGCAAACATTCGATCTTTACGATGGAAACTCAGAATTAGCGACTTTCGATGCTTCGACATATTCAAATAATATTCCTAATTCTATTGCAGGTGGTAAAAAAGCAACAGTGGTTATGCACTTTTCTTCCAAAGGGAATGCTCCATATTCCGTTACTTACGGTCCTGCTACATGGGATGAATAAATAAAAAAACACGCTCCTCAATCTTGGCGGACAGAGAGCGTGATAACAGAAAATAACCAATAGGTTACGCCTATTGTATCAGAAAATAGGAGTTGTTAAAAGTGTGGATTGAGAAACTAGCGGATGGAAAATTCAAGTATGTAGAAAGATATAAGGATCCGTACTCTGAGAAGACCAAAAAGAAAAGTGTTATACTCACAAGCGATTCTGCTCAAGCCTCTAACAAGGCACGTAAGCTATTAGAAATAAAGATTAGCGAAGCGATTAATGAGAAGAAAAAAGAGCGGATCATGTTTCATGATGCGATTGATCAATGGTACGAAGGGCATAAAAAGCCGCTTAGAAATAGTTCCAAAATGGCGTATAACGCAACAATAAAATCAGTTAAGGGTATGATTAGTGCCGATGTTTGGGCAGACAATATTGACGCTCCCCTTCTTCAGACTGCATTCAACAAACTTGATTACTCGGATGAGTACCTAAGTACAATAAAATCTATATTCAACATGGTATTTGAATACGCTCGTAGAATGGGCTACGTGGATTTTAATCCAATGGCTGACGTTATTATCAAGAAAAGACCCAAAACCCGTGAGGACTTCAAGAAACTCGAAAACAAGTACTTAGAACGTGAAGAAGCTGAGAAATTAATTGAGGAACTTTATCGCAGGCCATCAACTTATCGTTTGGCTAGACTGGCAGAATTTATGTTCTTAACTGGTATGCGTGTTGGTGAGGCTACAGCAATGCAGCCGAATGATTTTGATTTAGTTAATCGTCAAGCTCATGTAAATGGATCAATAGACCGAACTGAAGGCTATCGCAAAGGTATTAAAGGACCCGTTAAAACAAACGCATCTTATAGAACGATTGATATCACAAAAAGGACGATCGATCTCGTTCAGCGAACTATTGATGAAGTAAGTTTGGATGCTATTGAGAATCCTAAATTCGAAAAATTGAACTATTTGTTTGTAACCAAGAATGGCGTTCCTGTTCAAATTAATTCTTTCAACCTAGGCTTAAAAAAAGCTGGAGCAAGAGTTGGACTTGAGCATAAGAATTTATCCTCACATATTTTTCGCCACACTCATATTTCCTGGCTTGCCGAAAAAGGCTATCCTTTAAAAGCAATCATGGATCGAGTTGGTCATGAGGATTCCAAGATTACAAATCAAATTTACACACACGTCACCAAAAATATGCGTGCTAATATACTGGAAGATTTGGAAAAGGACGGACTTTAAACTTCGATTTATTGCCCCTTTTCTGCCCCTTCAAGCTATATGTATAAAACAAAACCCGTTAGAGCCTTAGAGCCCCAACGGGTTTTTAATGAAG